AATGCTAGAATTTGAGTTGGTCATGAAGATCTTCCTTTCTTGATTTTTCGTCACTTCAAGTTTAGGTCTTCATGGCCTTTTTGTTTAACACTTAGTGTTGCACTTCAATTTTAAATCCGGGAAAAAAATATTGTTGTTTATAACTTTGATAGCTTTAATTTTTGGATTATCGGCGTGTTCAAGTGATTCTGCAAACGATAATTCAGATGGAGAAGATCATGGGATAACTTTAATGCCTATTTTTCATTCTGATGGCAGTACTGACATGTTATTTTTACCACATTAGTTAGTAGGTGAGAGCTATTAAAGTAGATTTAACGCAAACACATGATGTAGTTGGTACTTATCTTTCAATGGATTGGACCGATGTAAAATATAAATATAATGATGATGGAACTAGATATTGCTTTGAAGTATTAGACGGAAAAATAATGTCAGGATATTTAATGAAATTATCTTGTTTTCGAAATCTAATGGACTTAAAACGACAAGGTCAAGACGATTTTCCATATTATTATGATGTTAAAGAGGTTCAAAATACTTTTAAGTTTGCATCTATTGTTCCTGATGTTGACCTGCATAAGCCACTTCCATTGATGCTATGGCAGAAATTTGTTTTAGCTATGATCAATGGCTGGAAAGATCAAAATGGTGAGCGTCGATTTACTGACATCCACATTTCAGTAGGGCGTGGACAGGGTAAAACACAAATCGCTGGAGTGCAAATGTGTAAGGCAGTTTTGATCGATACTCTTAACTTCACTAACAAGGACTTTTTAATTACTGCTAATACAAGTGATCAATCAACTAAATTGTTTGGTTATGTAAAGAAAATGCTAGAAGCAGTGATTAAAATTGAACCTTTTAAGTCACTAGCTAAAGAAGCTGGTCTTGATCTTCAAACTAACCAATTAATTGAAAAGAGAACTAACAACAAAGTTTGGAAAATTTCTTATGAAGCTGATAAATATGATTCAACTCACAATGTTTTAGCTATTTATGATGAAACTGGTGCACTTGATACCTATGACCGAATTTCTGATATTACAGATGGTCAAGGACAGGTAAAACCATATCATCAATTTATCAAAATTAGTTCTGCTTATCCTGATCCAACTAGCCCATTTCACCAGGAACAAATCACAATGCAACACATCATGGAAAAAGATTATAGCCGTGAAGGAGATAACTCTCTCTGTCTTGTGTGGGCGCAGGATGATTTGGACGAAACTTTTAAGCCAGAAACATGGGAGAAATCAAATCCTTTAATTGGCTTATCTAAGGAAGAACGAGAGCGTAGAACTAACAATTTGATCAAACAACGTGATCAGGCAATGCTTGCTAACACACTTCATAAGTTCCAAAATAAAAATTTAAATGTCTGGTTGAAACAATCAACTGCAAGCTATCTTAATTTGAAAGATGTTGAGTCTGCAGTAGTTGATGACTTTAAGATTGATAATCGTCAAGTATATATTGGCTTTGACTATTCAATGTTTAGTGATAATACAGCAATTGGTTTTGTTTATCCTTATAGGGATGCACAAACTGATGAAATCAGATTTCATATTGCACAACACAGTTTTATTCCATGGCAACAGGCTGGATCAATTGAAGCAAAAGAAAAACAAGATGGAATTGCTTATCGTAATTATCCTGATTTTTGTACAATTACGGCTCATCCACAAGGAATTATTAACCCCGAACAGGTTTATAGATGGCTACTAGATTATGTTGAAAAACATAATTTAAAAGTCATCTTTTTTGGGTATGATCGTTTTGGATCATATCAGGTTAAAAACATAACTGAGTCTCTTAATGCGAATACCGGATGGCTGATTCAAGATATTGCTCAAAGAACAAGTGAACTAGCAAATCCAACCAAGTTTTTGCAGGAGAGTTTCGCTACTGGAAAAATTACTCGTGATAATGATCCGATTTTAGAAAAAGCATTGCTAAACGCTGTGGTTAAAGAAGATAAAATTGGTATTCAAATTGATAAAGATAAAGCTACTTTGAAGATTGATGCTGTGGATGCATTGATTGATGCATTTTATCAGGCAATGTATCATTTTGAAGACTATGGTTTGATAAATGATAAATCACATGAAGTTGAAAGAATGACACAACAACAAGTTTTAGACTGGTTTAACAATCCTGATTCTGGTCTTTTAGGAGGTGAAGATGATGACTCTTAAACTACTTAAATATATTTGGAAAATATTGGATTTGTTCTTATATGTATTGGGCTTTGGTTGTATAGTTGGAGCCCTTTTTTTATGGAATAAAATAGCTGGTTGGTCAGGATTAGGGATTTCTTTGATTTTGACTGGTCTTTTAATTGATCTTCCCTCTATAAGTCAGAGGGGAGGTGATTAAATTTGCCTTTATTTAAAATGAAATCTGAGACTTCAAAGCAGTCATTAACTTTGAGTGATGATGATATTGTTGATTTCTTAACTGGCAAATCAAGTGGAAAATATGTTTCAGCTACTGAAGCTTTAAAAAATTCTGATATTTTCTCTCTTATTTCTCAGTTATCAGCGGATTTGGCTTTAGTTAAATATCAGGCAGATACTTCTAGGGCACAATCGTTTTTGGATAATCCGTCTAAAACTTCTAATGGATTTTCTTTTTGGCAAGGAATGTTTGCTCAATTGCTCTTAGATGGCAATGCTTACGCATATCGCTGGCGTAATTCTAACGGCGTTGATTTATACTGGGAGTTTTTAAAACCATCACAAGTTCAAGTAGAGCTATTACAAGACGGATCTGGTTTGGTCTATGATGTCAATTTTGATGAACCATCAATTGGTTATGTTCAAAATATTTCTCAAAATGACATGATTCACTTTAGATTGATGTCTAATAGTGGGGGTAAAGTTGGAATTTCTCCGCTAACGGCTTTAGCAAATGAATTAAATATTAAAGATTCAAGTAATCGACTGACTTTGCATGCTTTAGATCAATCAATTGAAGCTCCAGGAATTCTAACAATTCAGGGTGGCGGCTTGCTTAATTGGAAAAAGAAGGCTGCTAGGTCAAGAGAATTTGTAAGACAAGCTAATAATTCTAATTATGGTCCAATTGTCTTAGATGATTTAGAAAGTTATCAGCCATTAGAGGTTAAAAGTGATGTAGCTAAACTGCTCTCACAAGCTGATTGGACTGGAAAGCAAATAGCTAAAGTTTACGGTATTCCAGATAGTTACATTAATGGCCAAGGTGATCAACAATCATCTCTTACTCAAATAGGCGGTCAATATGCTAAGTCGCTTAATCGTTATGTGGGTGTAATTGAAGGCGAACTTGAGAATAAGTTAAATGCTGAAATTACATCTGATATTAGACCTGCTATTGATGCAATGGGTGATGATTTTGCTACTACTATTTCTAATTTGATTAGTAGTGGTACTTTATCCGAAAATCAAGGACGATATATTCTACAACAATATGGTTATCTTCCTATGAACTTACCTAATGAAGGGGGGTGAGAATAGAAATGAGGAAAGTTCAAATGAAGGGCGTAGTGGTTCCTAATGACTACAAAGTTGTTTTTGATTGGATGAATCAAGATAGCTTTAGCCCATTGAGTATTCAGAATCAACTTGATAATGCTGATGGTGAGGATATTACTTTAGAAATCAATTCACCAGGTGGCTACGTTGATGCAGGATCAGAAATTTATACAGCTTTAAAAGAATATCCAGGTAAAGTGACAGCAAATATTGTTGGTCAAGCCTGTTCTGCTGCTAGTTGGATTGCTTTAGCGGCTGATCACGTTGCAATGGCACCAACTGCACAAATGATGATTCATAGAGCTTCAGGAATTGCTCAGGGAAATGTGGATGATGTCAATTCACAAGCTAATGCTTTAAATGAATTAGATCAATCTTTTGTAGATCTTTATGTAAAGCGAACCGGCAAATCAAAAGATGAAATTTATGACATGATGAAATCAAACACCTGGATGAATGCCAAAACAGCTAAAGAAAATGGCTTTATTGATGAAATTATGTTTGAAAATGAAGCACCAACAGTAGTAAACGCAACTGGCGGACTGATTCTTAATGATCAAATGATATCTAAAATCAAGAATCTGCTTCATTCAGAGTCCGGTGATGACACTAAACCCACAAAAAATAAAAATGAAAAACCAAAAACAAGGGGACAATCTAAAAAAGATCTGTCCCTTTTATTATGGGAATAGAAAGGAAAATTTATGAATATCAATGAATTACATGATGCATGGATTGAAGCGGGTAATAAAGTTGAAAACTTAATGAATGACAAACTTGCATTACAAGCAAAATATAATGCAGACCCTGATTCAGTCACTGCAGATGATATGAAGAAAGCTAACGAAAATTATAAGAAGGCTGTAGAAGCACGTAACTTTGCTAAGCAAAATTATGAAGATGCTAAGGCAAATTTGAAACCAGCAGCTAAGAAGCCTGTTAAAAGTAATCCTTCAAATGCTAAGAAGACAGCAGAAGAAGTTATCAATAAGTTTGCTAGTGACTTTACTAATCTGGTTAAGTCAGGTGATTTGCCAGATGGTTCTAAGGCTAGTTCAAATGCTGGTTTAACTATTCCTGATGATGTTCAAACTGCAATTCATACTTTGGTTCGTCAATATGCATCACTTGAAAGTTTGGTAAATGTTGAAAATGTTTCAACTTCACATGGATCACGTGTATATGAAAAGCTAGCTGATATTACTCCATTAAAAGACTTAGATGATGATTCAGCTCTTATCGGTGACAATGATGATCCAGTATTAACAGTTGTTAAGTATACTATTCACCGTTATGCAGGTATTAATACGATTACAAATACTTTGCTTAAGGATACAGCTGAAAATTTGATTGCCTGGCTTGAAACTTGGATCGCTCGTAAAGATGTTGTTACTCGTAACCTTAAAATTCTTGAAGTCATGGGTAAGACACCTAAGAAACCAACTATCACCAAGTTTGATGATGTTAAGGACTTGGAAAATAATACTTTAGATCCAGCTATTAACAAGACTTCTAGTTTTGTAACTAATCAGTCTGGTTACAATATTTTGTCTAAGGTCAAAGATGCTGACGGCAAGTATTTAATTCAACCTGATGTAACTCAACCAGACAAATATGTGATTGATGGTAAGTCTGTGACTGTTATTGCAGACAGATGGTTACCAGATGTATCAGGTTCACACCCACTTTACTACGGTGATTTAAAGCAAGGCATTACTTTGTATGATCGTCAAAATATGGAGATTACTTTAACTAATGTTGGTGCAGGTGCTTTCGAAAATGACACTACTAAGATTCGTGTTATTGATCGTTTCGATGTTGAATTAATTGATGATGGTGCATTTGCAGCTGCATCTTTTAAGACTGTGGCTGATCAAGTTAAGGGCACTTCTGACACAGGTAAGTAATAGATAGGAAGTGATCAATTATGACCACTTTTTTAACTGTGGATGATGAGTTCAAGCGGACATTAGGTTATTTGCCGGATGATGATTTACTTGATGACCAGTCTTTGCAACGGATGAAGTCTGCACTAACTGCGGCTGAAATTTATGTTCAAGGTGCAATTGGTGAAGAAAATGAGGATTTTTATAAAGATGAAAAGATTTTGCCTTTATATAAATTAGCCTGTTATGCAATTGGTGCTAATTGGTTTTCTCATCCATCAACTGCTGTCTCAAGCACAACCGCAAAAGCCATTATTGGTCAGCTACGTGGCTCATATGACGAGAGTGAGGTGAGTGATGATGGTTCAACTACAAAATCCAGATCGACTAACGGAGCCAATTAACTTCGGCACTGTGGCTGATCAGGATTATGACGTAAATGGTGTGTTGAAAAATACATTTGTGCAAATAGGAAATCCCACTTTATGTGGTCGGTGGCATTTAACTACTTCACAAATGATTCAACAGGCTGGTCTTCAGCAGACTAATTCATTCATTATCGTTGTTCATCATCGTAGATCATGGGACGGTATTACTCATGCAAAATTGAATGAAACTATTTATCAGGTCTCTGATATTAATCCAGATTCGTATCAAAATCCTACAGCTTATGATTTGCTCACTCTCATTAAAGTAGGTGAAAATGATGGCTGATTTAGATGAAAAGCTATTAAAGTGGTATGAACAAGTAGAAAAGACTGCCAAACTAACACCTGCCCAAAAAGCTCAAATTACTGGTGCAGGTGCAAAAGCATTTGCTAACAGCTTAAAGCAAACAACTCCAATGAGTAGTGAAAATTATAGTGGCGGTCGGTCAGTAGGGCATAATAATCAATTACATGGTAAAAAACCACGTAAAACTAAGCACTTGAGAGATTCAATTACTTATAAGCCAGGCTTTACTTCTGACAAGCTTTTTTCTGGTAATACATCTGTTGGTTTTGATAGTAAGTATCAGGCAATGGTGGCACGTTTTGTTAATAACGGGACTGCTGGAATGAGTCAAAAAGAAGTGAAGAACATGCATTTTATTGAAAAAGCCCAAAATCGAGCTAAAAGTGAAATGCTTAAAGCTGAGGCTGAAAAATATAAGGAAGTGATGGGCTTATGACAGTAGTCTATGAATTATCCACTGAACTTAATCAGGCAGGTATAAAAGACTTAGGTCGAGCTTATCCGTTTAGAATTCCTCCAAGTTCCTTAGTAAAATACCAAGACAAAGCTTTAATTGCTATCTCTGAAGTGTTGGAAGATCCAACTGAGCATGGTAGCAATATTTATAATGAAATGTCGGTACAGATTCAAGTTAAAATCTGTTATCCGATTGGCAATCGAGTTAATATGTACGTTTTTGAAAAATCAATAGCGTCTTTTTTTATGCAAAAAAATTGGCTCAGACAAGCAAACAGTGGGCATTACATTGACGAGTCTGGGCACGCAGAAATTGATTTATTTTTTAAAAGGAGATTTTAAAACATGGAAATTACAGGTTTAAATGACTTTATCGTGTGGATGTATGATCAAAACGGTAAGGTAATCACTGATCCGGAATCTGGTGGTTTTTCATATGATGGTGATAAAGGCAAGGTCTTTACCCAAAAAGACCACAAGGAAGTAAAAGGCTTATTTAAGGTAGATTTGGAATCATCACTTGGTGCAACTCAGGCTAACATCACAGGCTTAGCTCCATCAGTATCACGTGTTTATGGTTCTAACTATGTAGCAGAAGTAAATACTGGTGCAGAACAACCAAGCATTGCATTAGCTGCTAATGATATTCCACATGGCGTTTATGATTTGTTGACTGGTTTAAGCAAAGACAAGCAAAATGCTGGTGGTTATGCACGTCAAGGCAAAGCTGCTACAGTAAACGGTGGTGTAATTGCTCACTCATACAATACTCACAAGAACATTGATTTGTACTTTGCGTTTCCATTTGGAGTTTTTGTTCCAGGTGAACTTAACATGGGCACTAACACTGAAAACCCTAATGTCGTTCACGATGCGTTGACTTTGAACGTTCAAGCTCGTGGTAAGGACTTGCTGCTTTATGAAAAGTTCTATTCAGACGAACCAAGCTTTGATTTTGATCAGATGATTGAATTCATTACTGGTGCTAGTGCAGCTGGTACTACTTCACCAAAACTCTAGAATTAATTAGCTGGGTGGGTAGTGGTAGGTAAATCTTAATAGCTATTTTGAAGGAACGGTTTAAGCCGTTCCTTTTCTTTCGAAAGGAAATATATATGTCAGTAAAAGTAAACGGAAAGAAATTGCATTTAACTATATTTGAAATTCCAACTTCAGGTAAGAATATTCGCAAATGCCTAGTAGCACAAAAGAAATTTGCAGAAGCTAGTGAAGTTATTGATCACGTTAATACTGATGATGACGATTCAATGATCAAGGCATTAGATGCTCAAATTAAATTAATCGATACTTATACAGAATTTTTGAAGCCAATCTTGCACTTGTCAGATGAACAAGCAAAAAAAGTAGAAGATTCTGATTTCAATGATGTGGTTGACTTCACTAATGAAGTAATTAGTAAGGTTCTTGGTTACGACTTTAGCAAAAGCAAGGAATCAGAAGATAAGTGATGAAGATCCTGCTAGAGCATATGAGCAAATGATAGAGGACTTTGATTACTCGGAGCAACAAATGATCCTAAATGCTCATATGTCTGTGGAAGAATTTGAAAACACTGATTACTACAGACTAATCGAAATTATGAACGCAAAGCCTCGTGATAAGCGTGCTAAGACGTTATGGGAATTTACGGAAGAACTAGATAAAACGGAAAGGAGGTAAATAAATGGCAGGAAATATTCCAATGGGGTCCATGAGTACGGAAGTTAAGCTTGATGGATCTCAATCAGTTAAGACTTTACGTGAATTAAAGCAAGCTGTTACTCAAGCTACTAGTGCTTGGAAAGCTCAAAGAGCTGAACTGTCTACTATTGGCAAGTCAACAGAAGCTGCAGAAGCTAAATACAAAGGTTTAGCAGAAACGATCAAAAAGCAAAAAGACTATATTTCTGGCTTACAAGAAGCTCAAAAGCACTTAACAGAAGCACAGAAGTCTGTTGATCGTTCTACTAAAGAAGGTCGACAAGAATACGGTAAGTATAATGAAGCTTTGCAGAAAAATGAAACTAGAATTCATTCCGCTGAGCAAAAATTAGTTTCATTAACCAATCAGCAAACTAAAGCTAAGTCATCTTTGAACTATTACAAGTCTGGTTTAGCTGATGTTCAAAAACAGTTAAAAGTTAATGAATCAGTTGCTAAGTCTTACGTGGTACGACTTAAAGCAGAAGGTAAGGGCTATGAATCTGCTAAAGCTAAATTAAATTCTTATAAGGATTCTTTAGCTAATTTACGTAAGCAACAATCTATTCAAACTAGTGAACTCTCTCGTATTGCTCGTGAGACTGGCAAATCCAGCGATGCTTATAAGCGTCAAGAGGTCAGAGTTAACCAAACTGCTACTAGCATTGCTAAGTTAAATAGCAAGATTAAATCTAGTCAGACTGAAGTTAATAAGCTTAATCCTAAAGGATTTAATAAATTAGCTAATGGTGCTAAACATGTAACTAATGCAGCTGACAAAATGAAAGCTGGTTTAAAGAGTGCTTGGGCAAATGTCAAATCTGGTGCAACTGCTGCAGCCGCTGGTATTGGTGCTGTGGGTGCAGCTGCTCTCTCTGGTGCTAAAAAAGCTGGTAATTTACAGCAGACTTATAAAGAAATTACTAACTTAGCTGTTACCGGTGGTGAAAAGCAAAAAGAAGTCCTGAAGGCAGTTACTCAAATGCAACGTGACGGACGTGACATGTCAATTAAATATGGCAAGTCACAACAATCAATTGCAGAAGCTTATGAAGACTTAATAAAACGAGGTTATACCACTAAACAAGCATTAGGAGCTATGAATACTGAACTTCAAGCATCCGTTGCTTCAGGTGATGACTTCAAAGATGTTGTTTCTGTATCAAGTACAACTCTTGAAAGCTTTAATATGCGTGCTGATTCAACAGCTAAGATGACAAAAAATACCAAGAGAGCTGTTAATGAGTTAGCTTATGCAGCCGATATGACTTCCACAGGATTCAAAGACTTAGGCTATGGTATGTCATATGTAGGTGCTTCTGCACATTCAGCAGGTTTCGGTTTATCTGAGACTGCAGCTGCTATGGGTGTATTATCCAATCATGGATTAGAGGCATCTAAAGCTGGTACTGGACTTAACGAAGTTATTAACCGTTTGTCTGTTGCTACTGGTAATTTGATTAAAGGCGATAAAAAGAATGCACTTGCTAAGTTAGGTATTAAGCCAAAAGAAATTACAGATTCTACTGGTAAATTAAAGAATCTATCTGCTGTCTTTGGTGTGCTTAATAAACACATGAAAGGCATGAGTAAGGTTCAGAAGATTAATATCATGAAATCCTTGTTCGGCATGACAGGCGAACAAGCCGGTTTAATTTTGGCTAATAACAGTAAATATTTGGGGCAATTATCTAAAGAAGTACTTAAGGCTGGTAAAAATGGTGATTATGTTGCCCAATTATCTAAGAAAAATAGCCAAACAGCTCAAATGCAAATGGCTAGAGCTAAAAGGGCAATGGAAGCTTTTACCATGACCTTAGGTAGTGCAATGTTACCGGCTATTAATAAAGCAGGTAATTCTTTAGCTAAATTTTTAAATTCTAAGGATGGTGAAAAATTTCAAAAAAACGTAGGTGGTGCTGTAAGTAAAGTAGCTAATGGAATTGTAGGTTTCATTGAATTTATTACTAAGCATCCTACTGAAACCAAAGCAATTGCCACTGGCTTAGGTGCGGCTTATGGTGTTGTTAAGTTAGCAAGTTTTGTCCAATGGCTTAATAAAACTCGTCTTGCTTTCAAAGGCTTAAGCATTGGCTCCAAGTTACTAAGTGGTTGGGATAAATCTCTAATTCATTTATCTAATACTAAAACTAGAATCGGTAAAGTCGCTTCTGCAATTGGCAAGTTAAACGGTAAATTTCTAAGTGTTGGTAAAAAGCTTGGAACTGCTTTAGGCAATGGACTTAAGAGTATTGGCGGTAAAGCTTTATCTGCCGGTAAATTCCTTGGCTCAAAAATCACCCAAGGAATTAAAGCAACCATGAAATTCAGCATGAGCAAGCGTCTTGCCACTGGTGCTTTAGCTGGTGCAGCAGTTGCTACACCAGAAGTGATTAATGCTGTTAAAGACCGTCACAATGCTAATAAGCGATCACAAGATATTGGTGGTGCAGTTGGTGCTTTAGCTGGTGGTACTTTGACTAGCATGATACCTGTTGTGGGTCCGATGCTAGCTCCTGTGGGTGCCATTATCGGTAAATATGCCGGTCGATGGGGCGGTCAAGCAGTTAATAACTTTACCAAGGGCTGGCAAAAAAATAAGCCGCCCAAAAAATTCTGGTCTTTGGAAAACTTAGGCTGGTCAACCCATGATATGTTCAACAAAATTGGCAAATGGGGCGGACAAGTAGGCAAAAAGTTTGGCCAAAATTTAAGTAAAGGCAAGTCTTGGGTAAAGAAAAATTCTAAAGAACTTGCCTTAACTGCAGTTAACCCAATTGCTGGTATTCCTACCTTACTTTATAAGAACAATCCCAAGTTTAGAAAGTGGGCTAATGGTGTAGCTAAAAATATCAAAAGTGGCTTAAACAAAGCTAAGAAGTCGATTACTAGATTTAAAAATTCAGTCAATAAGGACTTTAAAAAAGCTTGGGATTCAGCATATAAGCATAGTTCAAAGGGAACAAGACAAATTATGCGGTCTGTTTCTAAATTTGCTAAGAACTATGTAAAAACTAACTCTAAAGCTAATAGAGCAACACTAAAGAACTTTAGCTCGTTCGGTGCTAGGCTTAAGAAAAACCACGGTAACTTATTCAAAACTCTAGGGCAAACTGCTAAGAAACAACTTGCAATTGAAAAGAAACGCTGGTCTTCTAACTGGAAGAATATTAGATCTACGGCTCAAGAAATTTGGAAAGGTCTTAACCACAACGCTTCTGATATGTATAAGAAGCTTAATACCGCTACTCATGGTGGATTAGGTAAAGTACTTAGTAGCTTTAAGAGTTTTGGCAAAGGTATCAAAGATTTCTGGAATGGGCTTTGGAAAGGCATTACTAAAACTTTTGATGATACTGTTAAGAATCTTCAAGATGCAGCAAACAACGTTGGCAAATTCTTTACTGGCAAATTAAAAGTTGGCTCACTCCATTTAGCAAATGGCACTGATTGGCGTAAGAAATATGGGACACCTGCAGTTGTTAACGATGCCCCTGGTGAAAACTATCGTGAGGGCTTGTTAGTTAACGGTCAAGTCATTCCATTCCCTGATAAGCGTAATATTCCATTTTGGTTATTGCCTGGTCAGGATATTGTTAATGGTAATGACATGACTAAGATGTTTGGCCATGCTGTTCATTATGCTGATGGTACAGTTCACTTATCTAAAGACCATAAGTATTCTAAGAAGAATTATGAACTTGCTAAGAAACGCGCTGTTGAGGATAAAAAAGAATTAGACAAACTTGGTGACAAGATTTCTAATGCTTTAAAGCATAAAGATGGTAATGAAGCTAGACGGTTAACCAAGGAATTTAACAAGTTAACTAAAAAATATTCAGCTGCTAAAAAAGCTGCTAAAAAACCAGATCCTCATGCTGGTAAAGTTCTCGTTGATCAGGGCTTGCTTATTGGTGCAAAGTCAAGAATTGGACATTCTGTCTATATCAGTAAAGACCTATTCAAGAAATTAATTGCCAATTTAAATAAGAAGAAGTCTACTACTAGACGTCGTACAACTACTCATAAAAGACGTTCAACTACAGCAAAAAGAACATCTACACGAAGATATTCTTCTAGAGTTACAACACCTAGAATTTCTAGTGGTGTTTCTGCTAGGATTTCTACTGTCGGCTTAGGTTCGATTAACGGCTTGTCTAAAGCACTTAAAGGAATTAAGTCCAAATCTATTAAGGTGGTTGCAAAAGCTTCAGGAACTAAAGCAGTTACTTCCTTGGCAAAATCTGTTGGTAAGGTCAAAGGTAGCAGTCATAAGGTTATCATTAAAACTTCTGGACTTACTTCTTTAAGAAAGTTAGCTAAAGCAGCTAATAAAATTAAAGGCAAGACTCACAAAGTTAGAGTAAGGGCTTCAGGAACTAAAGGACTTAAGTCTTTACAAAAAAACATAACTTCTGTTCATAAGAGAATTGATTCTTTAAGTAAGGCTTCTAAAAAAGACAAGTTTGGTAAAGCTATTGCAAAGCAAGCAGAAGAAGCCGTTAAATCCTTAAAGGGTAAGGGTAACTTTGCTAAGCAATTTGAATCGATGACCAAAAAGTTCAATAAAGACTTAAAGAATATGACTAAGAATTCCAAGAAGGAATTTAAGTCAATGTGGTCAGATATTGAACATCAATCTAAAACTGGTCAAAGTCGGCTCACTCATGAAATGAGTTCATTCTCAAGTCACTACAAGAAAAGTTGGAGTTCACTTGAAAATGGAGTTCATAGAACTTTTGGTCAATTCTGGTCCAAAATGAAAAGTGCAGCCGGTCGTGGAGTTAATGGCGTTCTTAGAGTCGTTAATTCTGCAATTGGCAAAATTGATTCCGTTATTTCTGACTTTGGTGGTTCTAAGAGAGCCGTAAAGAGTGTTACTCCAGTTCGCTATGCTGAAGGTACTGATGCAAATGGTCGCTTAACTCAAAACACTTTAGCTATCGTAAATGATGCTAAATCTGGTCCACGCCAAGAGGCTATTGTTACTGATCAAAACGATGTGATTTTACCTAAGGGTAACGATGTCCCAGTAATGCTAAGAAAAGGTTGGGGGGTTCTTAATGGCACTCAAACTCAGCAACTTGGACTGCCACACTTTGCTAATGGTACTGGGTTATCACTTAAAAAGTTATACGATATTGCTAAACATAACTGGAATAATCCTACTAAAACTGGTAATTCAATGTTTAGTGCTGTCTCTGGCTTAACTGGTGCTATGAAAGAATTAGCTTCAGGAATGCGTTCTAAGAGTAAAGATCAAGGCGTAACTTGGTGGTCTCAACTGTGGAAGATGGTGGAGGATAAAGTCAACGATGGTGACTTAGGTCCTGCATCAGGCTTACTTAAAGCAGTTGAAGAACTGGGGCGTAACAAGCACTATAGCCAAAGCAAGAGAATGTCTAAATTTTTTGCCGATTGTTCAAGTTTGGTTTCACGTGCCTTGGCTAAGTACTATCACGTTGGCTGGTCAACTCCAAACGGCTGGGCTTTGACCGTAGCTGGTTTGTGGCAACATGCTCACAGGATTAGCAGATCAGAGGCAAAGCCGGGTGATCCGGTCTTTTGGCTTCCTGATGAACACGTTGGAGTTTATGCCGGTCATGGAAAGTACTACTCAGCTTATGGTCCTAATGATGGCGGTCCTGTAGGGATGCAATCTGTTGCACCAGGTGCCGTATTTGGTAGATTCGATGGACTAAATACTGAAGGCGATAAATCTAAATCTCCTAAAGTTAAAGCCAATTCTGCTCTTCAAAAGAAAATTAGAGGACAGGTTGGTAAAGGATTCTGGCAAACAATTCAAAAAATTGCTGATAAATATGGTGATAACGGTCTTGCAGGTGCATTCAAGCTAGGCGGAGATGTTGCTCAAAGAGTTAAAGCATTAGCTAAGGCTTTAAAGCAAGCTGATCCGAGAGCTACCAGAAATGGTCTAGCTGCAATTATCGGTAATGCCATAACAGAATCAACATTAAATCCATCTATAGTTAACGGCATTGGTGCCGCTGGTTTGTGGCAGTTCTATGATACTAGACGTGCCGCTTTAAACAGCTATGCTGCTAGACATCATGTAAGTTGGAAAAACCCAGCTACTCAGATCAACTTTGCATTAAATGGTGATAGTTCAAGAGCACTATTTAGATCAATTCTTGAAGGGAATCGATCAGTTGCTTCACTTGCTTATGAATTTTCTAAGCGTTGGGAAGTTGGTGGTCATGATGCCGAGCACGTTCAAGGTGCGTTGTCAGCTGCAAAAATCCTTCATGGTTATGCCAACGGTGGACTAGCCAATACTGCTTCGATTTTCGGTGAAGCCGGTCCAGAAATGGCAATTCCACTAATTCCAAGTAAATCAACAAGAGCTTGGGAGTTAATTGGTAAAGCTGTTGCAATTTTATCTGGTCAATCCGGATTTAATTTAAACCAGCAACAAGTTGTTGATACTAAAGAAAAGAAAGAAGAGCACGATTTTAGAGAATCAGTGCTCTTTTTGCTTCAACAATTAGTTGGTAAGAGTGATGTAGCAAAGATTACTTTACAAACACCACAGGGACGTACTTTGTGGCAAGTAGTTGAGCCTTTTGCTAAGGAAGAAAACAAGAAAGAAATTATGAGATTAAAGAGAGGATTAAGTGGTAGAAGATGAGTTATTCAAATTTGATTTATCAAGGAAAGTCATCTGGTGACCTTGGTTTGATGATTGAATATCCATTCAATGTAGTTCATGCGACACCTGATCTTGATCCTCAACATATCAAAGGTCGTTCTGGTGACTTTTTACAAACGGATGACTCATATCAGAATGTTACAGAAACGTTTAACTGTCGTGTTTATAGACCACCAAATATGAGTCAATTTGATTGGGAACGTAACTTAATTGATTGGCTTGCAAGTCCAGTTAGCAAGGGGCGCAAACAGTATCAGTATCTTCAATTCGATGCTGATCCAGAATATGTCTATAGTGCAATTATGCAAACACCGCCTTCATTTACTTGGGATACGAACAATATCTTTTTGGCCACTGGTCAAATAACTTTTTATTGCGAACCATTCCAATACAAGGTAAACGGAATCACTTATATTCCGTTACCTGATTCTGGCGTTATGTTTAATGAGGAAATGCACTTAGCAATTCCTAATTGGCATTTCATAGCTAAAGGCAGTTTTACGCTTAACGTTAATGGACTTACCTATGAGTTTAGCAATATGGATGGTGAATTCTGGGTTAATGGTGATACATGTGATACATACGATGAAAAAGGGAACCTGTTTAATTCACAAACTAAGTTCCCTAATTTAATTACTCCAGTTTTAAAGCCTGGAGAAAATCACATTTCGATTACTGCTGAAGCTGGAGTAATTCAAAAAGCTGAGTACATGCCAAGATGGAGGAGGTTGATTTAATGGCAAAAATTACAATAGGAACTATTCCTGAAACGGATTTTTCGCAATATGATAACTACCTCGCATATCCGCATCTTTATAAATCGATTAATGATGATTTTACAACACCTGGTTTAACTCTCTCGGATTGTTTAAGTGGGTATGTAACATCTGGTTACAATAATTATCCAACTCTACAATTTACTTACCCAAGAGATGGCATCCACATGAATGAGATTCAACAGAATCGTTATATTATGACCGATTCAAGTTATAAGCTAGTGCATCAAATCTTTAAGATTAATCATGTACAGCAAGAACTTGATCAAGTTGTTGTGGATGCTAATCACATAGCATCTGTGCTAAATGATTCTGTAGTTCCTGATGCAATTCAGTTTCAGAATGCATCTGCACAAGATGTAATGAATCAGGTTTTAAATACTATGATTCCCCAAAGGGTCTTTACTTTTGAAAGTAATGTTCAAAAAGTAGCTGCAGTAAATATTGAAAAAGGCCAGCAAGCTGGTTCTATTTTAATTAGTCCTGATGCTGAAGGCGATAATCCGATTAACTCAATTCTTGGCTTATATGGTGGCGAACTCGATTTTGATAATTTCGAAATTCATCATGCTGACCACATTGGCCGTGATACTAATATTGTGATTGACTATGGTAAAAACATTAGCCAATTTTCTCACGATATTTCTAATGAAAACATGTGGACTGGTGCGGTTTTTACCGCTACTTATACTCCTGGCCAGGCTATTGCAAAATCGAATTGGTCAGGCTGGTCAAGCTGGGACAGTGATTATTCTAGTGTTGGTACTTATACAGCAGGTGGATCAGTTGAAATCTTTGATTCTCCTGTGGAAGGACACCATGCTATTGGAACGATTGCTAATGGCGAACAGCTATCACTTGGTAAGGTCGTCCATGATGGTGATATGACACCTGATGGCAAATATCAGATTCAAACCGTAAATGGTGATGACTGGTATCCAGTAGCTGGTGGCGGTTGGGTAGATGCTAGGTGGATCAATTTTGATACGTCTGGTAGTTATATTACTAACTCAATTTCTGGTTCTGTTACTGTTCAAGGCGACAATCCTTATGAAGAATCTGGTGCTGGAACTCGTGTATCTATGTCAGGCTATGCTGTTGTTGCTTATAAAGCTGGTGGAGAAATTCATGTGTATAAATCCCCAGAGATTGGACCGGATCATGTTCGTATTCCTGGCTGGACTGTAAAAAACGGAACGTCTATTCATTATGATATGGTTGAACGAAACCAAAATGGCGATTTATGGTATCGAATTGGACCAGGACAATGGCTCTATGGTCCTCACTTGTCTCTTAAGCAAGATGGTGCTTATCAGTCATATGTCAATTCAGGTAATGGTGTGATCAAGTCAGGACAGTATAAGTATCATTGGGATAGTAAGCATAAGAAGATGGTTCCTACTACTAAGACTATTACTACAGGTAGTAAATCCAAGAATCATAGAAGTGCTAGTTACTGGAAATCAAAAAAGAAAAAAGTCAAAGTTCCAGCTAAAAAAGGTAAAGTCATTATTGACAAGACTCTTGTACAAGGTGGCGTAACTTACCAGCACACTCAATACGGCTGGGTAAAATCTAGTTCAATTGAGTACCACACTAATGGTTCAGTTAAACCAAAATCATCATCACAAATTATTAACCAGCAGGTTAAAGATCACAGCAAAGTAGAGATCTATGCAACGCCGGATAAAAATAATGCTCTTAACTGGTCAATTCCAAATGGCTTAACTTCAGGGACTGATGATTTTCAGATTACTGGTCATCAAGCTAAAGGTGGCGATGGTAAGACTTATGTGGAAGTAACCTACAAAGGCAAAACTGGTTGGTTAATGGAAGATAATATCAATTCTGATTTGTCTAACATTAGTGCTGGTGACGATGATCTTGATGAAGATAGTGACTCAAGTGGTGCAAATGCAAATGTTGATCAATCTCAAAAAGAAGTTACTGTTACAGTCGGTCCTCTATATGCCGATGGGTTTGGCATTGATCCAAACGTTGATAAGGTGAACGCTGTTGATCTATCAAGCAATTTCATCCACGATGATCAGGACTTATCAGGTCAACAAGATGATGGAAGTTTTGTAGCGACTTCAGCAGATATTGATCAACTAACTAAGCTTGGTAAAGCATATATCCAAGAGCATAAATATGGGCATTTGGATATTTCTGATACTATTTCTTATCAAGAAATGTCAGGTATTAATGCTGATTGGACTCAACTTAGTTTGTATGACTATGTTTTTGTGAGATTTGATAAGTATAATCTTGCAGAAAAGGAACAGGTCAATAACACAGTTTGGGATATTATGGCACACCGTTACAACAGCATCTCAATTGGTAAGATTCCTGAAACTTGGGAACACCTGCTTCTTCAAAAAGCTAATGATAATGCAAATGAAAGTGCAAGAGGTGCCACACGAGCAGCTAATGCTAGAAGTTCTCATCTCTTTTCAAGAATTAATGCTGCTTTAAGCAAAGAAGGTTCTGATCGTAAAGCAGCAGAACTTGGAATCATGAATGACTTAGGCTTAATTAAACAAACTACTGATGAGAATGGCAAAAAAATTACTAGAGCTTTAGTTAGCCTGAGTGATTTTGATAAGCAAATTAGCACTATTAATGATTCAGTTACTAATATTTCTGATGAAATATTAAATGGTGGTACTGAAGAATTGAGATTCCTGGATGCAAATGGCAATCAAAACTTTATTCATCCAACACAAATCAGAGCTACTAATTCTGATGGAAGTTATTTAGACTTTAACAGTCAAGGATTAGGATTTTTTAACAAGGGTAACAACTTGATTCGCTCAGCTATTACGGCTGATGGTCAAGTAGCTGCTGAATCTATTACTGCTGGTACAATCAATGCAGTAACTATTAAATCTTGTTTGATCGATTCAGCTTTAACAATTGGTAAAGAAAATGGAATGAATATTTACGTTGGTACCAGAAATCCAGGGAGTGTTCTTAATCCATTACACGGTGGCAATGTTATCTGGGCTTTATCAAATCAGTACCAAGCAATGTTTAGTAGTGGTCAGATAGCAACTACTGGTAATGGTGGAATGACTAGAATTCACCCACACGAAATTACAATTGGTGATGATATGAATCAGGCTCTGACTCAAGTTAACTTTGCTCATCATGCATATTATCGAATTAAGTCATGGGTAAAAGATTGGGTTGCGGATTACATAACTATTAACGGCAAGAAAAGAACTATCTGGAAGGGTAGCAATAAGGGCGTTAATATGGGCAAATTGCGCAACCTGAAAGATCAAGGTAAAACAGACTATACTTACGTACCTAAAAGCGATGATTATGGTATGGATGATTCTACTAGTGTAGATAGTGGAGATGTTGATTTAAGTGACATGATTCCATCAGTAGAAACTGTGCAAGCTATTAAAAAACATCAAGATGAAATGAAGCAAGCAGTCGATAACTTTAATAACTTTATTAAAACCGGACCAAGAGCGCCACTTCATTTTGAAGATGATTCAGGTAATCAGACTATGCAAAATCCTACGCGAATTGTTGCTCAAGGTGCTGATCATTCCTTTGAATTAAATAGTAACGGACTTACTTATACTGATTCTAGTGGTCAAACTCATGCAGCTTTTGGGGTTGATAGTTCAACTGGTCAGCTAAAAGGTGAGTTCTATGTAGATCAAGCGTATATTCCTAAGCTTGATGCGTCTCACATTGAAACGGAAACAATTCATTCAATCGGGACAATCAATGGCTCATTAGCTGTAAGCAATGGATATTCGCAAATCCAAGTTGGTATGTCATATGGAGGTTCTGAGTTTGGAATATATGTTGGTAACTCTACATATTTAACTGATGGTAATTTTCAAGTTTCAAATGGTATTTTTGATAATATCACTGTTTACAACAGTGCAAGCATTGGAAATATGAGCTTTTCTGGAGTTTCTATTGAAAGAAACGATGGTCAGCATGTGATGTGGTCAAGTTCAGAACACACTAATCTAGGTGCATTTATCAATGCTCATATTAAATCATCGGCAATTATCGGTGGCAGCGTTTAAAAAGGAGAAAATATGGATAATAGAGATGTAACTAATACAGCTAATGCAATGGCTTCGCTACTTGGTACACAAGCGGTGAGTTTAGGTAGACTTATTACGGAAAATCAAGATTTAAATCAAAAAAATATTAAATTGCAGCAAGAGGTAGATTCTCTACGTGCGGAATTAAAAAAATACAAGGATAAATAAATTAAATAATTTTTCAAGGAGGTGAAAGCAAATGAGTTTAGCACAAATAATGTTGACGACTAACAAAACCACAAGTAATGTTGGTGATTACGTAAGGAAAATTGGACAAGAAGAACGTGGCCAAGTTTTGCCGGTTATTGTTGTGGATGCAACCGGAACACCTTATGATTTATCTGATAAAAAAATAGTTTTTTCGGAGTCAAAAGATTCCGGCAAGTATGTCGTTGACGATGGAAAAGACAGTCGATCTGGGAAGTTTACCTTTACTGATTCTAAAAATGGTAAGTTTTCTTACACATTACAAGAACAAGTTTATCCAGAATCTGGGACTGCTTGGTTTGATATCGTAAGTGCAGATGGTACAGTACTTGATACAACGGTAAGTTTTCGATTTGTCGTAATTCCAGCACCAACTATGCATGTGAATGATGATAATTATTCTTCCACATTGAAAGCCTTGCAAGCACATTATCAAGGTGTAATCAAGAACACTGAGACTAGCACTCAAAACCTAATTAATAGCCTGACTGACAAGATCAATCAGGCTATTTCTAATGGACAAAACGATATTGCAAATGAATTAAGTGATGCAAGAGCTAAGCTTCGAGCAATTCAGGATCAAGAAAATAAGCTTGTTTCCAATTGGACAACCGAGCTGAATGCGCAGAAACAAAATTTTGCTAATCTTGAATCTCAATGGCAGTCGCAATCTAAGTCGATTTCAGATGATTATGCGTCTAAAAAAGCAAAAATCGAATCTGACGCTCAGTCTCAGCACAACTCAATTCAGGATGCAGCTGATCAGCAACTTAAAAACAACCAATCTGCCAACCAAGCTGAACTTGCCAAGGTCGAAAGTGAAACCAAGGCAAAGCTTGATGAAGTTGAAAAGGCCAAAAATGATGCGATTGCTGATTTAACTGCTCAAAGGGATGCACAACTTAAAGCGGCTAAGGATGGTTATGACAAGCAACGTGCCGATCAACAGGCTGACTATGAATCTTGGAAAGAAGCACAGATTGCTGACTTTACTAAATTGGTTGAGCCACTTAAAACCGAGATCACTACTGATCGTCAAGATCTTAAAGACATCAGTGATCAAATTGCGGCTACTAAGAAAGAAATGGTTAACTTGTCCAGCCAACTGGACAGCATTGACCTAACCAAGTTCGTAACAGGTAACCAGTTTAAAGAAGCAATGGCGAAAAAGGCTTCAGGTTTGAAAGTAAGAGGATTGAGAGGTGATTATGTTATGGCAGTGGATACAACAACGAGCAATATTGATGGCACGCCTGCAGGTAATAACGGATCTGGTTTGGTTGACTCAACTGTTTTGGCTGGAGTAATGCAAACTATCAGTGATGCTATCTTGGGTAAAAATCACTACACAAAGGCTGAGGTTGATAACTTGCTTAAAGGCGTTAAGGACCAATTGATGCCTTTAATTGAGCAGAAAGCTAATGCAAGTGACCTAACTCAGCAGGTAAATGCCTTAAAACAGGAAAACGATAATCTTAAAAATGAAAATTCACAATTGACTAACCGTGTTCAAACGCTGGAAAATAAGCAATTTATTGCGCATGTTGCCAGTGAAGACCAGGTAGCAAGTCAGTCAGCGCCGATTGTAATTGTGGATGACTAGCTAGAAAGGAGAACTGTATGAGTAGAATTATTTTTAAAGATAACAGTGATCAACAATTTAATCTTGAACAATCTGATAAATTAACCTATAAAAAGGTTTTTAATTCCGGAAAAATCAATATTGCTCGTGATTGTTCCGAAACAGGATTATATAAATTAAATGGAGTAACCATGGAAGATCCTTTTGGCCCATATATTGAAAGCCCAACCGTTGGCGTTTATTGCCTAGTAAGGACTGAATGCTTTAGTGACTTATATAAATATCAAGAAATCATTTGGGATGCTGGTAAATTCTTCCGTGGTACTTATCAGGGTAATGATCATTACTTGCCATGGATGATCGAAGCATGGAATCAATATCGAATTGAAGACTTGGAAAAGCGTATCTCAGCCCTAGAAAAGCAAATTGGGGGGGGTGCTCACTAGCCTATATACTAAGCTTTGTGGCGCCTTCACTAGTTTGGAGGTGGCTTAGATGAGTATTTTTGTAGCAAATAAAGAAATTGCTGAAAGAAAAGATATTATCAATCCTAATTTGATTAACAACTCTGCTACTTTAAATGGTTTTTTTAATGCTTATGGGGATTTGCCTCAAATCGATGATGCAAAATATCAAGGGCTTAGGGTAATAAATCAGACAAATATGCAATGGCGTGGATCGGGACCATACATGTATGTACAAAAAGGGACATACACTTTTTCCTGTTATGCCAAAACATCCGGCCTAGGCGTTAAATCAATTATGATCCCATTAAATACTGGCCTTGATGGTAAAGATAAACAACCTGCTACCGTTAATACTCAAGCTATGGCAATTTCATCAGTTAGTGATTGGTCACGATTTGATTGCACATTCGTGGTTAGCGAAGCAGGTTACATTCATCCAAGAGTTGAGTCTTCTGGTAACAATGACGTGCTCTTACTAGCTGGATTCAAGCTGGAAAAGGGGAGTGTTGCTACTCCGTGGTGTCCATCAATCAATGATTTAGCTACTGGTTTACTAGATATTCAAGCTATTAAATCCAAACTGGGGGGGGTAAAACTCCTCTATAGGATTTACTACGCTACTTCTTTAAAGGAGGTGGCGTAGGATGAAAGAAGTTAATATAGAAAACGGAAAAATCGTTTTAAAGAATTTGAAAAATCTTTTACACCTCGAATATATTAACTATAAAGTGCCTAAAGCTGAAAATGCTACAATACCAATTACTGCACCTAATGTACCAGAATATAGCTTTGTATGCTGGACAGGTGTAGCAAGTCATGGTTTTCTGAAAAGTTGTTACATTGATACGCCAGACACGCCCAACGCCAACATTTGGTTTACTCAATCAACTACAGATATAGGCGATGACCAATACGCCTCTGCTTATGCTTTATATGTGAAAGATTAAATAATGAAGAACAAATCAATTTCAAGACCGCCACCAGCGGTCTTTTTTGATGCAAAAAATTACTAGTAAAGAAAGGAAAAATTATGACAGAAGAAACTGCAAATACACCTGTACAAGGTGCAGAAACCGAACAACAAAATGTGGCCAACAATGGCCAAACAACCAATGACGAACAAAAGCCTAAGACTTTAACTGATATCTTACCTGGCGAAGGAACTAACTTGGTCTATGTATCAGGCATGCTTCAGGGCGTGCAAGTAGACTGCGAAGGCCCTATTGAATACACTCGTAAATTGACTCATCCACAATGGCCATTCATTCCAGCCTTACCACAGTACGACCCAAGCAAGTGCAAGACACCAACGTTTGATTGGGGCAAAGGTCAATGGAAGGACGAAAGCGAAGAAGCTAAAGAAAAGGAATTTAATGATCTGAAGCAAACAGTTAAAGACCTAAAAGCTAAGGACCAAGACACCGCTGGATTACAACAGCAAGTAGACATCATTCAGCAAGGACAAACTCAAACCACTGCTGTTTTAGGTCAACTTTTACCAGCTGTTCAAGAACTGACTAAGTTTGCGGCTGCTTTACAAAAGCAAGAATCAACTCAAACTCAATCAAATACGGCTACCAAGGAAGGAGATGCTAAGTAATGTTTAATTTCAATTTTGATTTTTCTAAATCATTTGCTGCAATGCAATCTCTAGTAAAACAATCTTATGAATGGGGACAACCAATTGGTGGGTTTGTCCAAACAGGTGCCATTACTAAGAGTGCATATAAAGAAATCACTGGCACTGACTACGATCAAGCCACTGCATCCCCTGTGGAAGAAAAACAACCTGATACAGATTCAAACAGAACTGCAGGTGATACCCATGAAGAGACTAATTCACAACCTGTTCAAGAATAGCTGGTATGTTATTCTTGGAATTTCTAATTGTTTAGTAAGTTATGATCTACTGACAAACGAACACTTCTTTTTCTGGCCACCACAATTTAGAAATTTAATGAATGATGACCGAGTAGACTGGATTATTTTAGTCATCGGTATAGCGTTGTTTGTTTATGCAATTTTGGATCATCACAGCAACTGGATAATTACTTTACTGCTAGCTGTATCTACAGCATTCTACACATTGCTAGGTTTTCTATCATGGGAGCATATGCAGTTTGCAGGAATGTCTCGTATGGGAGCTACTGCAGCGCTGTGCTTTGTGATGGTATTAGTCATTTTAAATACGGCGAGAATCAGGAACAGCAGATAGGAGGTGGTTGGCTTGCATGATATATGGTCAATTCTGCAAGCCATTGCGCCTTACGCTGCAGCTATTTTAACGGTATTTTTAAGCTATAAAAGAGGTAGTAAGGAAGATGAAAACGACCGCCTGTCTAAGCGAAACGATAAACTTACCAAGCGAGTCGATTATTTAACCAGAGAAAATGATAGATTGAGAAAGGAATTGTACGATAAAAATGACGATTAAAGATTGGATTGAAGTAGGCTTTTTAGCTTCATGGATTGTATGCTTAATTGGTGTGGGCGTTATGTCGCATCTACACTTTAAAAATAAGAAAGCTGAAAATTATCGTGTTGCTGCACTTCACGCAATGCAAAAGTGGGTGGCATTCTATGACAAAGAAGACTTAGACAATCCTGAAAAAGCTAATGGTGCCTTAAATGATGCCGTTAAGGAATTAAACTCAAAGGGCTACAAGGTAACTGATCAGCAAGCTAGAGACTTAGAAGCTTTGCGTGAATGGGTACTAGCTCAATTACGCATGAAGCAAGCTCAATCAGGTGTGGAAGATGCAGGGATTGCTAAAGACGTGCCAGCTGAAGATATTCTAAATCCAGTTGACCAGCTTCCTAAGATTGATGCACCAGCTACAACCACTGAAGGTGATTCTAATGGCAAGTAGAGAATACTTGGTTGATGCTTCGGCTTATCAATCCAGCTCTATGGCTAAGTATCACGCAGCAGGAGCCAAGGGTGTACTGATCAAAGCAACTGAAGGTACATGGTATAAAAGCCCTGTAGCAGGTGCACAAGTCAAGTCAGCACATAAGTATCATATGTTTGTGCATATTTATCACTTTGCTACCTTTGGTAGTTCTGTCAGCCGTGCTAAAGCTGAAGCTAAAATTTTTGTGGCACGTGCCGAATACTTAGGTATCAGCAAAAAGCGCTATTTAGCCTGTGATTGGGAAGTCGGAGATGGGAACAACGTCTATGGTGGAAAAGTAGCAAGTGCTAAAGCAATTATCGCTTTTATGGATGTATGTGCTAAAGCAGGCTATAAAGTTTTACTTTACTCAGGTGCTAGCTTGCTTAGAAACAACATTGATACTAAGCAAATTGTAAAGAAGTATGGCACCTGCATCTGGGTTGCATCTTATCCAACCGACTTGGCTTATAAGCCCGACTTTGATTACTTTCCATCAATGGACGGTGTAGCCATTTGGCAATTCTGTGACAACTGGCGTGGTCTTAACGTTGACGGGAATATTTCACTGATTGACCTCCACAAAGAAACTGCGACTGCACATAAGGCAGCCAAGCCGACTGAAAAGCCTAAGCCAAAGCTAGAAAAGAAAACTGGTGCAGTATATGCACCAATCATTAACCGCAACCCTAAGTGGATGATCCAGTTAATGGATATTGATGGTCATTACACAGGCAAGTATATCAAGACTAACAGTCGATGGAAGTACTTTGATGTCAAGACTATTAAAGGCATGAAATGCTACAAGCTAGGTACTGATAAGCAGTGGGTACCAGGTAAATTTTTAAAAGTAATTGAATAAAAAGGAGTTGAAAAACTCCAAATATCGTAAAGACCGCTCTGGGACAATGATCCTAGGGCGGTCTTTTTTTGCTATGCTATAATTTAATAAAAAATATTTAGTGAGGAAATGAAATGGGTTCAATATACTTTACTAAAGAAAATGGATCAGATATTAAATTACTTGATACGAGTGTTACAGTACTTTCAGATTTAGCAGCAATTACTGAAACTGAAGAAGCGGAGTTTGAAAGGACACTTGGTCATAAACCTGAAAATATTTGGGTATTTGTTCATGGCGTTGAATATCAATTAAAATAAAAAAAGTTTTTTAATAAAGAAGCTACACAGAAGATTTAGAACAAATTGAAAAATACATTGAAGAAAGACGTAGTAAGTTGTAGTTGAAATTGTTACTAAAAAATGGCTAAATAAAATTAATAAACAGTAAGCATATTAACCATTAAATTGGTGATAAGTGCTTTAGTTAATGCATAATAATAACATAGGAGAACAAATATGCAGTTAGTATT